TTAATGATCCGTCAAACTTCTTTGACGCTTCTTTGCCAAATGCAAAATCTCTACTAGATGCCAAGAACTTAGAAAAAACCTTGACAAGATATTCATCTAACGGAATGAGCGGGGGCAAAGCTGAAGCCGAAGCATTGTTAGTACTCATTTTTTACATCACTCAAACATATGTTTGCTTGTAGTTATTAAAAACTTTTCTTGCTGACCTCCTCCCCGCCCTGGAAGGGCGAGGCTTTACGCCCCCTTAACCCCCTTCTTTGTAAAAAAGAAGCTTTGTAAAAAAAGAAGGAAAAAAAAGAAGAATGAAAGTTAAATTATGTGAAGACCGAATAGTACTGCCAGGAGCATCATCACGACTATACCGATCACGAAGTATAGCATTATCTTACTCATTGATTGCACACGCTTACTCTCATTCTGCAACTTCAATAACTTCACTAAGTTTGCATTCATCTCCTTAACCGTCGTGGGTATTGTACTCAATATCTCCAACTCTTGCGATAGCCGACGGTTAAGTAATAATTTAGGGTCAACAGCGATAGAAAGTTTTGTGCTAGGAGATAACGTTATAGCACCAGTAATCATCTTTTTGACCTTAGCCAACTGTGCTAATAATTCTGGTTCCGCTGTATCATACTCAGACACAGGTATCGACGTTTCCAGCGTCTCTAACCTTATCGCATACGGCATCGTGTTATTTTTCCTTATTGTAACTAATAACGGTCTATGCACGTTGCCGTATTGTATCATTCCGACCATGGATTCCGAGGTGACTGGGACAATTAGCTCTTCGCCTGTAACTGGGTCATGGACTGTGTACAACGACGGCGATAATTTTTCACCTACGTATAGTTGAGCAGACCTAGTAGATATATCAACGTTGACAACTACAACGTCACTATTCTTAGAGCGACGGATTTGCCTTATTAGCCCATTTCTTATGGGGTCTTTCATATACGACCTTCTGAACAGTAAGTATACGGCAATAAATACTACTATCAGTATACCTAGAGCGATGAAAATGTAAATATACGGCGGAGATGATAGTATGTGAAATAACGAGAAAACCGTAACTTGTTGAGCTTGTTGATGTGGTGTTGCCGTATTCGTCAAACTTATGTTTGAAGACGGCGTTTTCAGTGCCATGTTAATATCTTGACAGAAGAGTTTTAAAAGAAGAAAGCGAATTCGCGAAAAAACACATGCTTGACTTAGAGAGTTTTAAGTCTTGAATTTCTCCATGATTATGGATATTATACCTGCCGCGATGAGTACTATTCCTGTGACACCCAAGAGCACGTACAGCGTTGGGAAGAAGCTGAAGAACGATACCATACCGTCTACAAGTGGGTGTGTCAAGTTATACGCTAAGGTTCCTGGCGACGGGTTGCTTATTGCTGAGGCAGTAGCTGTGGCGAAGATAGAGAGAATGAGACCGGATAGTCCTATTATCACACCGACTATCAAGAGAGCTATCGCGATCGTTGGAATGTCAAACTCGTTGGTTCCAAACACTTTTGCTAACGACCCTGCTACTCCTGGATCATGAATTCTAGTCGCTTTCTTTATCTTATGAACATTATTTTTTGCCTTTGGTGTACGAAGGCTTACTGACGGAACTACCGAAACTGACATTTTGCTCCGTCTAAAACATCTGTTTGAGGAATTAATAAACTTTTCGTTTCGCTGTCTCTGATCTGGGAAAAACAAGAGAGAAGTGAAAGAGACAAGAGAGAAGTGAAAGAGAGAAGTGAATAGGAGCAAAGTGAATAGGGACAGTTTCAGCCCAACCAGTTAGATAGAAAAGGTACCCCACGGGGGTGTGGCGTAGCTTGCCTACCTCGTGCGTTGAAACAAGAATTAACCCCGTCCTGTACCTTCCTGTTAGGTATATTTCCTGTATATTATCATGACCGCAACTAAAGCTATTGCCAAAACTACGAATGCCCACAACATATAGTTTACAGTATTTGCGACTGGTGTAAATGAACTCCCATCTATGCTATAAAATATACCAGTAAAGTTGTTTGCCAAAACTACAATAAGCAATAAAAACGGTATTAGGACAAAAACTGCGATAAAGAATACTGCAAACGGGTTCAACTTTGGGTCACTTAAACATATGTTTAAGCAGTGTTTAAAAAAGGTTTATTGTGGTTTAGCGAAACTAACGGCTCCTTCTTTCAGGAGGAGTTTCCATATTGCGATTCTTACAAGTTCACTTACTTGTATATGGTTCTCTTCCGCAATTAGTTTTAGCCTGTCTAACGTCTCTTCATCGATTTTAACACTTGTTTGCCTCTTCTCGTCTACCGGAATGGATAGGGCTATTAGTATATCGTCCTTTGTTATACCTTCCTGGATAATGTAGTTTATAGCGTCTCTCATCACTGAAGATCTATTCTGATTCTTAGAATCAATCAATTCAAGTGCACTACGTTCTATTCTAAACGAGACGATTCTTTTTTTCCTAACTGGGTTTTCCATGATTATGTTCTTGCTTGCCAGATTATTTTTAAAATTAGAAGGGCTGACTTCCTCCGCATCCTGTGGGGTCAGAGAAGCAGAAAATCCTCACCGCTAGGTCGGGATGCTCCGTCCGTGAGGCGGGGTAGTTCACACTCTACGGGAGTTAGTCCTAAAATTACCGTGAATTCAAGAGTTCACGGCAAAATAACATATAAGGTTGATCTGACAAACGACAAACCTCGCCCCTTCTAGGGGCGGGGTGAAAGTTTTAAGACTACGCATCTCTTTTCTTTCAGATGCCTTCCTCTGGTCAACTCTTAGGACATGAGGAGCGGGAGCTGATTTCTCCCGCAATACCAGAGGAGGGTATCTACGAAGTTAAATATGAAAATAGGAGGGCAAATGTAGTCCGTCTTCTCCCAAACGGTTTTCAGGAAAGGAAGTTAAGGAAGTTAGCCGATGCCTCTGCCAGACTATTTAACGAAGTTAACTACGAGAGGAGGCAACAGTTCTTCCAACAACATCAAGTGGACTTCAAATCAACATGGGACAAATATTACGAGAAGTACAAGGACGTACTGGGTGTCAACACACAAGCAGTGCTTCAGAAGAACAACGAGGCTTGGTCATCGTTCTTCTCCCTCATCAAGCTGAAGAAACAAGGAAAATTGCCATCTCACATGAACCACGTTTCACCACCACGTTATTGGAAGAAGGAGAAGAAGAGGAAGTTGATCCTGGTCGTCAGACAAGACAGATATGCTGTGGACGAGAAGAACCACAAGCTCATCCTCAAGGACTTCGATCTGGAAATAGAATTTGCTGGTAGGCTGAGGTGGTACGGTAAACAAGGTAGGCTGGAGATATACTACGACGACACAGAGAACGCATGGTACGCTTCGATCCCAGTCGAAGTAGGTGTTGAGGAGACCAAGACGGGAAAGAAGAGCAGGTACATTGTGAGAGGAGAGAGGAAGACAATACAGATCGGATCCCCAAAGGGAAACAAGGTCGCGTCCATCGACTTAGGTATAAACATCCTAGCGAGTGTGATAGTGGACGACGGTACTTGGCTACTCTATAAGGGCGTCAGGATCAAGGAAGACTACTTCTACCTCCAAAGGAAGATAGCTGAGGTTCAATCTCTCGTAGATACGGCAAGAAAACTAGGTGAGCACGAAGCCCAAGAAGGACTAAACATAAACAGAGAGAAGAGGAGACTCTTTAAGAAATTGACTAGGCGTCTCCTTCACCTCTACAGGAACTTAGCTTCCGACTTACTGAAGCAACTTCACGATCAGGGTGTCTCCATCATCTACCTTGGTTATCCGTACAACATCGCACAGGACAAGGGCAACAAGTTCACCGTCAATATGTGGTCGTACCGTATGCTAATGAACATCATCGAGTTAAAGGCTCAGGAGTACGGTATGAAGGTGTACGAAGTCGTTGAGTATAACACATCTAAGTACTGTGCTTACCACGACGTTGAAGTCAGTAGGAATCCGAGAGGAGTAGTCAGTTGTCCTAAGGGACATAAACTCCATTCAGATCTTAACGGTGCATTGAACATCCTGAAGAAAGCTGTTGGCATCGCAATTTCAACAGTGAAGAAACCGTTATCATTCCTAGTACTGCATAACGGAGTAGCACCCGTAAAGGGGTGTAACACCTGAGACCTCGGGGAACCCCCGCCCTTCAGGGCAGGGAGGAGGTCAGTAGTAGATATCATACAATTATTATAGAATATCATAACGGCGTTCAACATCTTGCAGATCTACTTAAAGCATCAGGGTTTAACATCACGATTAAAGGAAATAAGAAGATCGGCTTGGTGTATGCAAGGCGACTAACATGAAGTATGATCCGCGAATAGCACAACTACGTTTCTTCGCATCTTTTTCAGTTGCTTTATATCATTTATGGACGCTACAGCTACAAATACCAATAATTCCCCTCATCTTTTTTAGAGCCGGCTGGCTAGGAGTCCCTTTCTTCTTTGAATTGTCAATCTTTCTCCTTCTAAACAGGCTTGACTATAATTCATCGTTTCCACGTTATTTGAAAAGAAGGATGAAACGTATTTGGATACTTTATTTCCTCTCCGTCGTCACTGTATTCTTAGCCGACAAATACGTGTTCCATATGGGAGTAACGTATTACGACTTGACACTCCATTTTGCATTCGTTTCCTCCGTTTTTGCACCGTTTTCCTTTCAATACCTCTTCTGGTCTCTCCAGCTGGAGGAATGGATGTACTTAGCTATTCCCTTCATTCATGCAATGAACGATAAAGCAAAGTTTCAAACAGCTGTTTTATTGATCTTTATATCGTTTTTCTACAGTCTCTTTATCGTCTTCCTCCCCTACAACGAGTTCCACTTACTTTACTTCATGCCACCCTTCTGGTTAGGGGCATACGGGTGGGGAATAATTGCTTACCTTTTGAAGAAACAGAAAAAAGATGAACCAGCAAAAAAAGCCAAATATTTCATACTAATACTTTACGCTCAATATGTTTTTACTGCATTGATATTTTCTAATGAATTTGTATATGAGTTCCTCACAAGGTTCCTTGTGTACAACTTATCATTACCCGCTTTCGCCCTCCTTATTCTGAACCCACCTAAAGTCCTTAGTCGTGTAACAGTCTTCCTGGGCGAGGTGAGCTACGGGGTTTATTTGTGGACTTTGCTATTCCAGGAACTTTTTGGGGTAACTGGAATAGTTTACGGCATCCTAACCGCAATTGCTACAGAGTTCCCATTAAGAAGAAGAGAGATAACAAACAGACTGACTTCCTCCCCGCCCTGAAGGGCGGTGGTTCCCCCAGGACGGGTCAGTGTGCAAGGCATCGATTATTGACTTCCCGGTTTGCTTGTGTGCAATTTCACTATTATCGATGGTATCGCTTGCTTACGTGCAGTTAAGCATTTATTGACACCGTAGCTTGTTGGTGTGCGACTTCACGGTTATTGATTAGATTTGTTGCTGGCGTACATGGAGACATCTGTTGAAGTAACTTCTTGCTGGTGTGCAACTGCTCATTTATTGACGTGATATCTTGCTCATGTGCAAGTGTGTTTTTAAGCTTGTTTGTGTGCAATTATTTTCTTGTTGAGCAATTCGTTTGCTTGTGTGCAGACGTATGTTTATTGACCTTTTCCGTTGCTTGTGTGCAGATATAGCCTAATTGAGCGTGTCTCTTGCTTATGTGCAAGCGGTGAATTATTGAATTTTTGCTTTGCTTTAGTGCATATACACCTCTTTATTGAACTGTCTTATTGCTTATGTGCGATTATTCAATAATCTTTTTCTTCTTAAGCCATGTTGTCACCTCATCCCTATTTATCCCTAACTCTTCTATAGTTTTCTCAAACATCGCCTTGTATTTAGTAGTCTTCCTGTCAACATAATAGTCTGTAATTGGTGACTCTATGAAGTCCTCATGCTTCTTGAGGACTTCGTATTCCTTCCCCAGAACTACCTTATAGGCTTCAGTTAGTGGCACACCTTCGCGATAATGCAGGGAGATGGCAAAGTATTGTGATAATAGTAAGGATATTGCTTTCCTAACTGCTGTCCTCTGTACTCTTAGCTTAGACCAGTCTGGATGCTTGACCGTGATTTCTTCCTTAAATGATTTTATTATCTTAGCGTAAACGCCTCCAGCTAATATAAGATTGTTAGCTAGGATCCCAAGCAAAAACGTCTTAACAGTTCTGTTGTACTTAACGTTTCTCGCTGAAGTACCAAAAAGTTTCATCCCGTCGTTAGGGCATAACCAGCCATCTTTCGAGGGAACGGCTGGTTTCCCATTCGAGGACTCACCGGCGTAATAATAATATCCGCACTTCGGACACTGGAACATTACAGCTAAACCAGCGTACTTCCTGAATTTATTGATGTTATAATCAAACCATGGTGGATACGCATAAACGATGAGTCTAGAAGCGTTAGCGGATCCTATCCCGCTAATAAACGTCAGGAATTTAGTAAATTCAGGGAATTTGGTAACAGTGTCAGCGATAAGTCCTTCAACTGTCTCTTGTTGTCTGAGCAGTTCCATGAACCTCTCTATGAGGTCATTAGATGGTGTTTCTTCAACAATTTTCACTGGCTCACCGCATATAGGGCAGTTATCGCGTTTTTCGTCTTCCTTAAGTAATATCATATGGTCGTTCTTACATACAGAATATCTCCTGAGGAAGACCCAATCATTTTTCTCTTTTTTTGCCCCCATCCTGTTTCCAAATGCAATACGTACTTTTATCAAATCGTCCCTGAACGCTACCAAATCTTTTAAATACATTAGATCTGCCTCACCCATTCCTGATCACATCTTCGCGATGATGTATAGATAGTCTTCCCTGAGTTGCTTATATTTCACGTAAGCTTCGTCTGGCATTAGCCTTGGTGTATACACTATATGCGAATACTTCTTTTTTAGCTCGTT